GTTTATACTTATTTTTATTACAGGCCATAATAGCTAAGCCTGAACTTATAGATGCATCATGTGATGTTCTATTGTTTATATTAAATTTAGCCCAATCTTCAAGAGTTCTTTGGAAATAAACATCGCCATAGTTACCATCATCTTTTAAACCAACATGATGTTCTATGTAAGACTCTATAGCTGCAGCATGAGCTTGCTTTATGTCTTCACTAGAGTTTGGTATTCCACCTATCTCTCTTTCTGTAGTTGATAGTTTACTGTATTTTTTATCTGGTCTGTTTATAGAATAACCTCTATAGCCTCTACGTTTAAAATAGTACAATAGTCTAGGTTTATTGTTTTCAGCAAGTATTGGCATACCGTAAAAAACACAAGCCATTAATACATCTTCAAAAAATATTTCAGCTGTTTGAGGTCTAGATATATATTCTAGGAAAAAATGATTTGATGGAACGTTATCCATGTTAAACTTAGTTAAACCATGTAAAGCCCCGTTAGATCCTCTTCTATCTACAGTTCCAGATATATCGTAACTATCACAGCCAAAAGCCCCCATGTAATCATTACCAGGCCATTTAAGTCCATTTTTCTTTATAACACTATTTTGCATTTCAACAGATGGTATCCAGGATACAAAAAATCTACCCTGCTTGCTAGGCATAAAAACAACTTTAGTATCTTTAACACCATTAACCCATTGGAAATTGCCTTGTGTTATTATTCCGCTGTTTTTTAAATCAGCATTCCAATCTACTTGTTGGTATATTTTAGTAAGATTAAATAAAGATGATTTAGCCTCATCTCTAAATGCGTGTTCTTCTGTTCTTGGAAACTGACGGTAAAATTCGTTTAAACCATCTTGATCTTCTTTTAAACCATTTACTTCATTTTGCCAGTATTCAATTACACCTATTTTTATATCAGATCCATGCGGATCTTTTACAGCTTTTTTAGGCGTGTCGAAGACAGGTATGCCATAAGAATCAATGTATCCTTCGTAATTCCATTCCATAGGTATGAACAAAGAATATAGTCCCGAGCTAGTTTGCCCATTGGCGTTTCTTTTTGTAACATCTGAAGCGTTATATAGGTTTTTAAAATTATCTCCTCCTTTATCTAAAGCGTTTGATGTACTTCCCATCATGCACTTACCTATGACCTTACTACCTAGTCTTAATGTTGTTTTCGTAACCCTCCAGTTATTGAGGATGTTGTTTGGTCTTTCCCATTTACCTGATTCATCATGAACGAGGAGCTTGAGTTTCTCTCCATCATAGGAGTTATCCCCTGTGTTCTTCCAGTCGATAGTGGTGTCAAGACCGGTAATTTCTTGTACTTTTGTATTGGCGTCAAGCTTTCTACGGGTGAATTTAGAAGCGGGAACTCTGTAAGCAAGCTCGGTTTTTGGCCTGTCCATACCATCTTGGATCGGTTTAAAAAAGAAAGGGTAGTTAACGGAAATTGGTACAACTTTATCTGTGAACATCTTTTTAGCATCGGGACCAGATTTGGACAATATGCCGAACCGTGAATCCGTGGATATTGTAGCAAGGTTGACCGATTCAGCTGAGGACATAAATGAGAATCCTGATCTACGGTTTTTAAGATAGCACATTCCATATGATCTTGGGTCTGCTTTGCAAGCCTCCCAAAAGATGTAGAATAATCTATTTGATTCCCTAAAGTCTGGTTTCCCAACATCAATCTTGGACCACTGCAAGTACATGTAATGAGTACCAGTGATATAAGTAGGAATGTCTTTGTTAACAAACCAAAAACCTTCTTCACGTCTAGTAAATTCTTTGTCAATATAGTCATACCATTTTTCTTTAAAATCTAATGGATATTCTTCCCAGTCGAATACAGATTTAATTTTTTTTAATTGCTTAGGGTATTCAGAATAATTCCACTTATTGTTTTCAAACTTTACGACTTCATTTTCTTTTGGCAGAGCTATTTTAAGATTCTGTATTTCATACACCTCTCCTATTTGACCTGTCTTACTTATTACTACTATGTCATATTCCTCATTGTAGCCATATTCCCATTTCTTATGTTTGTTCTTGTGATTTAAAGTTTTAGAATCAACATAGTTTTTTAATACTTTATATAGAGTTTGCTCGTACATTATCTAGATCTACCTTCAGCAAAACCTTTAAAAGCTGTTTCTTCTTTAACTTTTTTAGGTTTTTCATTTAACAAATCTTCTTCTTCCTGTATTCTATTTAATATTTCAAAAGCATCAAATATAGCTAACTTTTTTGTAGCCGCTGCGTTTTTTAGTCTATCTGCTGATATATCATCATCAGAATCAACAATAGCCTCTTTAGCTACTTTTATTAATTCCTCAACTGCTACTTGCCCAGCTTGGATTATATTCCTTTTGGTTTTGTTGATCTCCATACTTAATTACAATATCATTTGATTTCATACAATACAACCGCTCTTTATCTACAATGAAGTCATATTCACCATAGGGCGTGTAGCCTACAGTGTCACCCTCGCTTATTCCTAGAGCTTCTAAGGAGCTATTACCTATTTTAAGTATACCAATAAGTTTTTGCTCTTTACTCACTTCTAAACCATCTTTATTAACTAGTGGTTTTATAAAACATCTATTGTTTATAGATTTCCATTTGTCTTTTTTCTTATAAAGATACACTTGATCTAGTGCACAAAAATATAAACCATCAATAAATGACGATCTACTTTTTTTCTTAACACCTTTCATGTCGTAGAACGTGCGAAAAACATTGTGATGTATAACTATGAAGTCACCTTTATTTATAGGTGTTTTAAATGCTTTAGGAGTTTCTACAACCTCGGCTATGTTGTTAACGAATTTAAAACTTTCTATTTTAGTATTAAGTATTATTTTTTTATTACCTATTTCTATTTCGTTATCGTATTCGTTTCCAACCGGTCTAACTATAAAGTCGTATAAGCTTTTCATTAGTATTCTAAATCGTACTCAACGGATATAGCCATGTTAGAGTTAAACTTTTTCCATGGCAATACCTCGTTGTTTTTCTTTATATGTATATTATAAGAATTATCTGAGTCTTCAAAAAGTATATGTGATATTTCATGACCACCATAAACTTGTTGACCTACAGAGTAATGCATAGCATCATTTTTGTAGTCAGACCCAATACTAATCTTTCTAATATTATTTGTCATCTTTCTGCTCAATGTCTGTATAAGAACCATCTTTTAAGTCTATATTGACTTGACCATATTGATCTTCTAATTCTTTTTTTGTTTTATCTATTTCAGCAGTTATTTCTTTAATAGCAGCGTGCGTGTTTAATTTTTGCACGTCTAACAAACCTATGTGTCTTAACAGATCATTCATCTTAGTCTGTTGCTCAGTTACAGTTTTTAATTGCTCTTCTGTAATCTTGTTTACTTTCATTTCTTTTACTTTACTCATAATTTAATTTAATTTAATTTAGTGAATTGTTGAAGCATACCATTTGCTTCTTTTGTTAGTATATTATCTTCTAATCTGTACTCGGTAATAAATTTGACATTATTAATATTGTCTTCATACTCTGTTTGAACTAAACCGTTTTTTTCATATAAAAAACTTTCTTTAATGTTAAACTTGTCACCTAATTTAAAGTTCCAAAATTTTAAAGATTTAATAATTTTGTCGTGATACACAACTAAAACAGTTTCTTCGTTATTGATGTCTTGCCACACTCCAGCAAATTCTTTTCTATCTTGTGAATACATTAGAATAGAACAGAATAAACATAATGATAATATTAGTTTTTTCATTTTATTAGATTTTATTTAATTTAATTAATACTCTTACTATTTATTATTACTTATAGATTTGAATTTTTCCACGCCTCGTGATCCAAAATAAGCTATATAAACAGTTGTAAGTAACTGTTTTAATAATCCAATCCACTCTTGCTCTACAGTAAAAGATATTTCATGATGACTATCAACCCATATAAAAGCTATAGCCATAATAGATAAAAATATTAAAGCCATAGGTCGTGTGTTTTTAGAAAGCCATGAATCTGATTTCATATCGCTTTCCCAACGCCTTGTTATTTGACTCTCTGCCTCAGCATTAGCTTTATCCATGATTTCTTGGATTTGCTTTTTAATTAGCAGCTTTTCTTCTTTTGTGGTTGTAAGCTTATCAATGACGTCACCAACTTCTTTGATGACGCCACCTGTAAGCCATTGAATTATTTTTTTCAAAGTCTATTATTGTTTATTTTGACCACCTCTATACATATTAGTAACCTCTTCTCTACTGAAAAGACCGCTATCACGTCTAGATTGTGCAGCTGCTCTACCTCCAGCTCTACCTGCGAAATTCTGTCCTTGTGGCGTTAATTGTCTATGTCTAGGCAATCTATCTAACGCTCTATTAGAAGCCCTAATAGAATCATTAGCGGCTTTAATATTAGCCTCGTCTCTATCAAAATTAAATCTCTGTGCTCTATTTTCATTTCCAATATTAGCTTGAAGAAGTGTCTCAGCCATCGAGTTTGGTGATGTAGTTGTATTAGAAGTAGTTGTACTTCTACCAGCATTAGTATTGTTAGATGAACTACTAGACGATGTTACATTCGCAGCATTAGCTGTAGCTGCATCCGCGTCTTTCTTTTTCAACTCTCTAACTCTAGCGTTAGCCCTTGCTGTTTGCTCTGCAGTTGGCTTAAAATCAGGTCCTAAATCTTTCAAACCTGCTTGATAGTTAGCTAAATTATCTGTTGATTGCATAGAGCTAGAACTTCCGCCTCCAGTGGTGTTTGAGCTAGAAGAAGAACTTCCACCACCGCTAGTATTTCTAGATGTTATTGTCATTGATGGGTGATCGTGA